CGATAATGTCCTGGAAGGTATATTTACCTTTTTCCGGGTGGATAGAAGTATACCATGAATCACACCAGCCGCCTTCTCCGAACCAGCATCTGTGGGTGCAGCCGGTTGTTCTTACGGCTATAGTTGGGCGCCCTTGTCTCGAACCCTCCGATTGTATACACGGATACAATTCAATTAAGGGAAGTCGTTTAGTGTAATCTTTAAGCCTGTTCACGGGGTCTATAAATTACTTTAGACGACTTTGTTTCTGCTAGGGAAATTTGTGTTAGAGGTAAGTCGGTCTCGTTAACAATTCTAGTTGCTAACCACACACATAGATTTTCCGCCGAAGTTATAAAGGGTAATTTTTTATATTCCTCCCCCATCATGTCCAGAACTGGGACGAGTGGGTCTTCTTCCCAGAGTAAGAAGTAGTGACAATAACCTTTTAAGATGGGTTCTACTAGGGCGTCTATGTCTGAAAAGAGACATGTAATTGAATTGGTCTTTGATTGGAAATTGAAATCGCATTCTATTTCGTAAGTGTGTCCGTGAATTCTCCCGCATTTTTCCCCACCTTCCGGATTACGGTGGGCTGCATAAAAGTGGTATTTTTTGTTAATTATAAACATAACTTAGTTGGTTAATAATTTAGTAATGTATTCTTGCTCGTGCCAGACATTTAGTTCCGGCCCGGTATAGTCGGTGCAGACAATAAAGGCTTCTAACCTTCTGCCTAGGTCGGCCCGTTGGGCTAACCCTTTATCTAGAATTTTATAATTGTCGGTTGCCTGGTTTAAAACGAAACCGGCCGAAGCAGCATCGAATGCATAATACTTAAATGTAATATCGTGCATCTCGGTAAAGCATCTAAAGTCTGGGTAAACTAAACAACAACCTAAAGCGTTTGCCTCTAGTGCTGTCCAACTAACATAGTCCTGAAGGGAACAGTTAAATTGTATCTTAGAAGACTTTAACTCGTAGTAGTAATCTTCTTTAGTTAAGTTGGTTAGAATAGTAAACCGGGGTTCTTGTTCTGCTAGTGCATAGAAGTCTTCCATAACCCCTTTTAAGTTGCTTCTAATGCTAGTTCCGGAAGTTGTAATCGTAAAGGTCCAGTCTTTATTTTCATCTAAGAAGTTTTTAATAACCTTCATTAAGAAGTAGGGGTTCTTTTCTTTATCGAACCGGCTAGTAAAGATAACGTTATTTTTTCTAGCCACTTTATCCGGCGCGGTATCTAGAACATCTTGTAAGTGCAGAGGTAAAGACACAACGTGAATTGGTGCTTCGAACCCGGCCTGTCTTAACTGCTCTTTATGAATAGTACTCCCAACAAATATTCCAGACATTCTTTTATCAATACCTAGCTCAAAAGATCTCATCCAGGACTTCATTGCAGAAGTAAAGTCGTATTCATCTACAGATTGGGCGTGCAACATAGAAAAGACTTTTACCCTTTTCAAATTGTATAAGTCTAAAGCATAGAAGACTGATTCAATACCCGGCGTCCAGAAGTCCTGTAAGAAGATAACATCTCCATCTTTTACTGCGCCGGTGTTTATTGCGTCCAGAAGTAAAGCACACTGGTCCATAGCCCATTTACCCCTACCAACAGCATCTAGAACTACACCAACGTTAATGTTATCCCCACTCTGAATTGGCTTTAAATTAACAAAGTTGTATTCGTGGCTATATTCTGCAAATGCTTCCGGCATCCAGATGTTGGACAGCTGGTAAGTGTATCTTTCTTTTAACGGCTCTAGGCCGAAGTACCAAATTGTTTTCATTTTATTATTGCCCAGGAACTATCTACAAAAGTTAAGTGGGGTAAACCAACAACCTCATTTACCGCCCGGCTAACCTCTAACCTTAATTTATGATTCTTATCGAAGTCGATAATTTCTTCTCTCTGCTTATCTGTATACTCGATTAGGTAATCGTGGCCGGATATAACCCCGCCTTGTTTTACCTTAGGGGTAAACAATTCCAGGTCTAATTTTACCTGCTCGTAAGTGTGAAGTCCATCAACATAAAGACAGTCAAAGTAATCATCTTTAAATAAGTCCACTATGTCCTGGCTATAGTACTTACACTTTACTAAATTTCTAACGGCTAGGGTTTCGTTATTGAATGCTTCTTCTACTAGAGATAAGTCGGTTTCGTTTATTAAGTCGTTATCATCTATCAATTCGTCCCACGGGTCAATTGCAACAATCATAACATCTTCACCTAGAACTTCTTTCATCATTCTAATACTTTCTCCGGCGTAAGAACCTATTTCTAAAATCTTCTTTACGTTGTTCTGCTTTAAGAAGTCGCAGTAGTCTAAAAATCCTTCCCATAAGAAAGAACCTTCTGGTCTCATTTCAATCATAAGATATCGTCTTTATAGTCGTTAGGTTGAACTGCTAGCCCATTGTATTTAGTAAAGCAAATTACGTGATAAGGTTCTGTCTTATCTATAAAAACACTATCAGTCGGTTTTAGATTAAAGATGTTATCATCGACAACTCTATAAATTAGATGGGTTCTAACTTTAATGTTGGGGGTAAGTAAATGATAATTTTTATTATTACATTCAACAGAAATCATATAGTTGGAATTAATACACAGATCTTCTATTTGTTCAACCCCGCCTTTTGTTTCTAAAAACTCTTTTGTAAAGTAAAGATGCTTTACCTTTACCGGGTCTATCTCACCAATTTCATATCTAATGAACTTAGTTTCAATTCCGTAAAGTCTACCCTCTACTTCTTTTCCGTACCAGTTATTTTTCTTTTGCATTATTATTTTATTAGGTAAGCACCGTTCTCGTTGTCCTCTAGAACTTCGCACGCTGCTAAATTAAATTTATCAATTAACATCTCGGCTATCATTTCACAGGACTTAGGACCGAAATCAATTCCTCTTGGTGTTGACCAATTTAATAACCAGGCTTGCATTTCCCTTTTTAGAACAATAAATTCGATATCTCTATCTGCGTGGGAAACTTCTTTCCAGGCTTTAATCCAGAAGACGTGTCTGTGTGGGTAATTTAAAAAGTCTACTTCTGGAATATCGCATCCGGGCCAGTGGTGTAAGCCTTCTACTTGAAGGGTAATAACTATTTGTTGTCTCATCTTAACGGGTTTGTTTTCCAATCTAATTTTCCAGCCTCGTACTGTTCCTGAATTCCTGCAACTAATCTAAGTTGACTCTCTGCACCTATAGCCATAAATACCCTTAACCCGTTATTGTAAGAATACTTCTGGTATTCTAAAAAGGCTAGGGTAGACATATAGGCATTTAACCCCTTCATCCCCGACCTATAATTTCTAAAGTCCAGGGCTTCTTTGGGCGAGGCCTTCACCTTTTCGAAGGCCTCTATTAACCCCGGAGGTAATTTAAGCTTCTTACCGGACACTAGGGCTTTATTGTCTATTGTCTTTAGACCAACGCCGGGTTCGAACCAGGGAATAAGTCCATACACAACTGAATGTCCCCAGGAAGCAGAGTCGACTGAATGAAGGGGAAGTTGATACATTTCCGGCCACTTAACGAAACCTAGCCCGTGGGTTTTGCAGGGGTTATTTTTATAAACCCGTTGGTATCTCTGTTGCATCCATTCTGCTTTAGAAATTGTTCCGCCTGCAACACACACGTGTTCATTTTTATTTGTAGCATCTTTTAGATAAGCCCAGTCGTTATCTAATCTAGTAAAGACAAACATAGGATTAAATCCCCGGGCGAGCATTGTTTCATAATTGTATTTAGTTTCCTTATCGTTGTTAATAACATCCAGCATAACATACTTTTCTGTATAAGGAGCCCATTGCTCTAAATAAGTACAATACCCATTTAAATCTAATCCTTTCCCCCCGGTCTTAGCGTTGAAAATTGTATAGGCCCCTGAGTCGATCATAGTGTTAGCTTGACCCGACATCGATATAGACTTAAACAATTTAGAAAACTCTTCGTCTCTACTTAGATAAGCATACGAACAGAGCACATTGAAATAAGTGTTATTGGAAATCACAGTCTGGATATTTTTCAGTTAAGAATTCCATAATCACCCCTTTTATTTCGTCCATCTGATCTTTATAAGTTTCCGACACTACAATCTTTATAGTTAGATGCTTGTCGCCGCCTGGAAGGGGCATATCTAAATCCTCCATAATCTCTTCTAAGTTGTCCCAGTCGTGTTTAATTACTTTTAGACCCCAGTCTTCTAACAAATCGATATTCCAATCTTCTTGCAGGACTTTCCAGTCCCATTCTCCGAATGAAGAGTTGTCTTTAATAACGAACTCTTTCTTTTGATCTTCTGTTAACCCAGTTGCTCTTTGAATTGAAATTGTTTTAAGTCCTGCTTCTTTCGCAGCCTTTAATCTCATGTTCCCACCCAGGACTACTAAATCTTCGTCCACCACTAAAGGTCTTAAATTTAACATCTCTGGAAAGTCCTTTATCGACTTAACCAGTTTTTTAAATTGTTCAGGATTAATGAACCTCGGGTTTTCTGGGTTCTCCTTAACTTTTTCAATATTGATTATTTCTATCACCTTCTATATATCAATTTCTGTTTTCATCTAAAATTTAGACTTTTTAGTCCTTTTTAGTCTTACCCTCTTGATATTATCAGATTTAATTAAATAACTAATCGTTATTTAATTATAACCCAACTTATTAATAAACGGATAAACCGTTTATTTTCCGTTCCGATAATTATTTTAATTATCTTTACCTTATTTTATAATCAAAGGCGGGGCCTCACGAATTTAATTTTACTCTACAAGTTTAATAGTGCCAATCTGAACTGCAAGATAACGTCCCGCCGGGCAAAATTCGTAAAAAGTAACCGTTTATTATCGATTCAGATGGGGCTTTAGATACTCAACCGGTACTATCCTGTCGTAATTCTCCTACCGTTTCCGGGTTTCCGTCTTGATTTACTTCTACAGTTTAAGAAGGTTTCCCGATTCGAGGGTCGATTAATTTAAATATTATATAGCCATCAGGAAGAAGTATTTCCCTATGTCCAGAACTTTTTTTAAATTATTTCCTGGGCTAACTTCTTTACCCGATTAACCACTGCTCTCCGGCAAGAACCGCAGCCGGTATCCCTTCTATTTTCCCCGGTGGATAAGTTAAAGATTTTATAAATAACCGCCATCTCCTCGGGCTGCCAGACTTTTTTATTCAACACAAACCACTCTCTGTGTTCTGTTAATAAAATCTTTGCCTCTTCGTTCATCTTAGTATTCGTTAATCCACTTGTCCGTCTGTATCGACATCAGCGATGCTGTCCCCGCCGTTAGCAGGCTCGGAAGTATTCCCGTCTTCCATAAAAGCAAGGTTATCAATAAGGTCGTCCAGAACGTCAGACACTGGGGACAATCCAAGGGTTTCGTCCTCGTTAACTTCGTCCTCGTTAAAAACCATCGATACGGCTGGCTGCTCTGGATTACCGGAATTGTCGCCGCAAGAAGAACAGCCTGTAGTAGTGCTGTGATCAGTTGTAAAAAATTCATCTATAATTTGTATTTTCGTTTTAGGAGATATTTGTAATCTCTCTCTTTGTCTCATAACATCTTTTTCTAAAGATGCTTCGGGGGTAATAAAGAAAATTCCCGTTCCTTTAAACTGCCATTTAATCTGTTTTATCATTATCTGTATTTTTTTTATTTTCTAGAACCAGGGCCATAATATGTCGTCTGATCCTATTGATTGTGAGAGAGACTGATGTCCTCGGTATTTGAGTTGCCCTAGCCAACGAAGAAACCGTGTGGTTCTCGTTAACGAAGGTGTCGAACAGCATTCGGTCATACCAGGAAAGTTTGGCGAGTTCTTCTCTAACTTTGTCTGCTTTTTCCATATAGCTAGGATCTTCATCATAAACTGTGTCTTCGAATTCGCCGGTAAATTCCACATCTTCTTTTCTATAAGTATGAAAGAACTCTGAGGTGGTAGATTTCCATTGGTTCATCATAATACGAACGATAAAAAAGCGGGCGCCCCCCGACAAGATTATTGCTTTGCAGTCTTTCCTGCGAAGAAATTCGTCTAGACAGTAGTGGAGTAGTTCGTCTGCTAAAGGGGAATTTTGGGATATTCTTAAAGCTGCTTCGTTTAAGTTTCCGTAATTCTCTTTCATAAATTGTTCTACTTCCACGTTCCACTTTAGTCCATTTGAAATACGTCTTCGGGTCCGAATGAACCTTCGCACACATCATTTACATCCGAGAAGGTAAAAGATAAAGATCTAGCACCGTCGTCGAAATTTTTATTAATTTTAATGTAGCCCTTTAACTGGAGAAGATCTAGCGTAGTAGCAATATCAAAAGGTGGAATATTTAATTTATAACCCAACCACTCGTTGCTAGAAAAACAACATCTGTTTTGGATTGACCAACCGAATACGTAATTTAAAAGCATTTTTTCCATAAAGGTAAGCCCGTTTTCTCTAAAAATCCACGGGTCAATTCTCCAAAGGATTGCTGCTTCTGTTTTATCGTCTGTCATTATTCTGCTCCTATCATTTTACCTAAAGTGTCCAACGAACACGCTGTCCAGATTTGGTTGTCTAATCTTACTGGATCATGTCCCAGTACAACTACATTCCCCGAAGGGGTTAACTTTACTTCTTGAATTAACCATTCACGCCCTTCGATTGTGAGGTAAATTCCGTCAGGCTTTTCTAGCCTTTGTTTTTGTGTTCTTATTACGAATGCCATATACTATATATTCTTTTTTAATTTAACCGAAAAATCTGGTTTAGTCTTCTTTTATTCTTTTACGAGCCCCTTTTAACCAGCTGGGGATTGTAAGGAAGTCGTAAAGTTCTTCTTTACTTATTCCCCATTTTTCCACTCGGGTCTCTATTGTTTTTAAATACAACGCAGAAGCAATTTGATAGTTTTTTTTAATTTTTGCAAGCCTTAATTGCTCCTGCTTAGATAAATTAGATTGAAATAATAAATTTTCTTTTCTTAAATCTAAAATATTACCATTAGCATATAAAAAGTGGGTGCCGGTTAAAATTTCCCCGTGATAACATTCCCAGGCAATTTTAGTTTTAGATCCTATTTGTCTATTGATTTTTTTATTTTGCATTGTATTACCTTTACAGTTTTGCCATAATACGAACTCTTCGTCATCATAATAAAGAACCCCTATTTGATTACATTTTATATCATAAAGAGGGTGATGAAAGAAAATTTCTTCTTCGTGGTCTTCCAACATAGGAAACTTACTCTCGAAAAAATGTTTCGCAGGATAAACAATCATTTTACGGCTGGACAGTTTTCCAGGACTTGCGGGTAATAATTCTATAAATCTGAGTTTTACTAAGATTGGTTATTTCTGCTAGAGAAGCATAAGTGTATCCGCCTCCACGATATAATCCAATAATCTGTTTTACTTCTGCTAGAGTAAGTTTAGCATTTCCGTTATTTTCTCCTTCGAAATTACAATTAATCTTTTTCATCCTCTATATATTCTTTTTCTAAAAACATAAAAAACCCCGGGAAGTTATGAGAAACCCGGGGAATGTAATTATGCGAACCGCCCGATAAAGAGAATGTTATCGAACTTTGTATTATAGTTAAGGCTTGTCTTTTTGTTTCGCCTTAGAAAAATACCTTTCGTAAAGGTAATTCTTTAATTTTTTTTCGTTAGTCAAAGAAGACTTATAGCACTTCGATAATCTAACTTCTAAAGTTTTAATGTCCATTAATTAGTAGGGGCTTGATAAAAATTCATTCCAAAGGGCTCGCAGCCTTCTGTGCCACCATACCAGCCAACATTCGCAGAATCACGGGTTCCAACCATAGTTCTTTTTTTCCACGCATACGGCTGTTTAGGAGTAACAAGGGACCCGAAGTAGGGGTTGCCACGCTCTGGAAGCTGTCCATCAAGAACCTGAGGCGCCACGTAGGCCTGGTAATTTCCTGGATGGAGGACCATCCATTCTATCATTCTTTTAATGTAAGTTTCCCCGGCCGACCTTACTTGTTCCATTAGAAATTTTAATTCTTCTAAAGTAACTGATTCGGAGTTTTCCGACGTTGGTGATAAAACAGACTTGTTAAAAATTTTATATTTCAAAAAAGGTAAAGCGTAAAAAAGCCCCCAATTACAAAGTGCAGACCCAATATAATTATCGAGCAGAAATTGATTATCTGCAGATACGGTATTTGTTATAACTTCGTTTTTTAATTGAATATAGTAGGTAGCCCCGATGTAATTTTGAAGCACGATATCTTGACTTTGTAAAATATACGGAATTAGGTCAAGCGGACTTACATTATTATTTATAGAAGTAAAAGATTTTAACTTTTCTTCTGAGACCAATAAAGCTAGTTGTTGTGCCATAGTTATTCGATTGCTGTTGTTGCTTCTTGACCTGCTACTTGATCACCTTCTTCGTTAAAAATCTTTTTAGGCTGAATAAACAGTTCCGTATCGTAGCCGTAATATAACATTAACCTGTCAAATACCTTTAATAACGTTGCTTGGTCGGGTTGAATAACGGTAGAAACAAAGTGTTGATAAGACACAGTAATCTCGTCTGCGTTATTGGTGAACCCATTAGCTCCTAAGTCCTTAATACCCAATAGGAGGGGTGATGTAATTCTGTGTCCCGTAAGAATTCTAGAGGTAATCCTATTTTCAAGCGTGATATAGTAATCATCATTGGCGGAGTCTAAAGCCGTCACTTCTAAATTATGATCTTTATCGTCTGCGAAAGACAAGAAAAACTTGCCGGCCCCGTCAACCCCGGAAAAATTAGATGCAATTTCTTGGTAAATATCTTGGCGTTCTTCTGGTGAAGGAATACCATTATGAAATTGTAAAACCAGGCTAGGATTTAAGCCATTCATAAGGTTCCAGTAGTGAAAACTAGATATAGATACGTCCACCTGGATATCAGTTAAACTTCCTGAATATGAAGGCATTGGGTAGTATTTCTGTCCTGGGTTATGTTTAAAGAAATACAGAATTTGGTTCGGGTATGTTGGTGCGTGTGCCGGGTCAAAAGACTTATAACCTTTAGGCTTATAAACATCTTTTTTATACTTAGTCCAGTCTGCTGAATAGTAATACCATTCAACTCTGTCTGTGTCGTAATCAATATGTCCAGAACGGATATCATTAAAGTCCATGTTAAACATGTCTATAATTTTATCGCCTGTCTGGTTCCAAATAATATTTAAAGCAAAGCCGCCGTAAATAATATAATCTAGAGCCGCCCTGTCGAATACATCATTCCAAGACTGCATATAGTTTGCTCTTTTAAGAACGTAGTCAAGGTCGGGGTTTAACGTTTTTAGGCCTTCCCCGATTGTTGCAATATGCTTCGACACAATGCAAGAACGGTTCATAGCCGAGCCGTTATACAGCGGAGTAATTAGCGCGTTAGGATATAAGTTATCCGCTCCGTAATTTATCCAGCTCTGTCCTTTTACTTCGAAAACCCTAGCCAAAGTCGGGTCAGGAACCGCCTGGGAAAACTTTTGAAAAGAAGTTTTAGATTTAAATTCTTTGTTCATCGTCTATAAGTATGAAATTAGAGAAAACTGACAATTGAATTTTTTGAATATTTTTTAATTGAATATATAGAACATGATAAAAAAATCAATTAATTTAGTTTTACATATTAACGGCGGGCTCGGTAAATGTATTATGTCCACTGCGGTTATTGCGTCTTACAAAAGAACTTTTCCTGATGCAAAGGTAATCGTAGTGTCAGGCTACCCCGAAGTTTTCGTTAACAATCCATACGTTTATAAGAACTTTCCCTTTGCCACTCCTTACCTCTGGCAAGACTACTACGGCCAGGCGGGCTGGAAAGTATCCGCCCACGACCCCTACATGGAGGAAAGCTGGATTAAGAATGAAAATCTTCACCTTATAGATATCTGGTGTCGCATGTTAGGTGTTGATTCAGTCCAGAAGACGCCGCTGCTATACTTTGCTAGTCCAGAAGTGGACGAACTTAACACGATGATTAAAGTCGATAAGCCTCTAGTGGTTGTCCAGTCCACCGGAGGAGCAAATGCTGCTGCCCGTAGCTGGACCAGAACGCCACCGGCTGGTGAGTTCGACGAGTTCCTAGGAAGATACATGGAAACCCACTTCGTCGTCCATCTGTGCTTGCCTGAAACCCCCGTGTTGACCAACGTGCATCAGAGGGTGGATAATCTGAACCGTCGCCAGGCCTTAGCCCTAGTTTATTTTGCCGCAGAAGTTGTTGGGATTGATTCCTATGCTATGCACGCTCGTGCAGCAAACTTAGAGGCTGGGCCTAGTACAATCTTCTTCCCACTTGCCGAGTCAGTGGTAAGATTAGGTTATCCCCAATTCGTTAATTTAGTGCCCACCCCAGCAGTCCAGGACATGCTTAGAAATCACACCGACTACTTTGCAACTGTGTTTAAATTGTCAATCGAAAATGCTGGGGAGAATTGCCCGGTACCAGTTGGAACCAAATGGTTCAACCTTGGCCCACAGACCGTTTAATGTAGTTTGCAGAACCCTTAGACTTAGACGTCTTGGTTTTGCTATGGATGCCCTTCCGCTTACGCTTGGGCTTAGCCATGAAGGCTGCTATGCTGGAAATCTTAGCTTTAGCCATTACCTGGACCTGGACCTAATGGATCAGGAAAATTTACATCAAAATCTGCAGGCTGCCCTAACACTTGAGTTAGAGTTTCATCCCAGTTAATAAACCAGAAGATTGGTAAATTTAGATTAGCCTCAGACGGAAGAACCCAGTTTTGTGTTTCGTCTTCTGCAGACTTAGGTATTCCATAGTGTTGATTGCATAACAATTTTGCGTTGTTAGCCTCCTCTTCTGTAATGTATTGATATCCAGTTATTGTCTTAGTAATCATGATTAGTAGATTGAATAATATGTGTTAACGTTTGAATCTATACCTGATGCATTAGCAGACTGATCAAAATCCCAAACAATTAATTCTTGAAAATAAGCATTACATTGGGGGGCGTCTTCGGTATATTTAAACATCTGGGAATAATTGTTGTTAATACTGTTATCCGTATTATTGGAAAGTGCAAGAGAAGAACCGTTTCTGTAAATAACAGAAGTTGATGCGGATGTAGTTGCTGCAAAAATAGTTTCGTAATTTATATTAGCAATTGAAGAATTAGGAACAGAATATTTGGTTAGCCATTGAAAATAAATGTTAGAATCTGTCCAATGGCTTAGCATCGGGGCTGCTCCTCCCGGTTTAGTTCCTCCTATACCAATCATATAATCTGAAGTTGCAGACGCTTTTTTTCCAACTAAAAGATTAGAAACTAAAGTTGTTGTAAATGCAGTAAATTGCATAAAAGATCTACCTGAAGATGCATAAATAGCAGATTTTGTCCCAGCTGTGTAAATTGTTCCAGCAGAAACTATAGTTGCCTGTGTTGCCGCAGTGGATTGTGTAGCATTAGCCCCATTACCACTTTGATCATACCAAGTTGTTATAAAGCCATCATTTGCTCCCACAAAAGTAGTTAATGCAGAGGTATCTAAATCTTCTCCGACAAATCCAATATTTTGTTCTGCGTTATCAGAAGATCTTCTAACTCTTATAGCATCTCCTGTATAGGAAGAAGATAATTTTCTAACAGAATAGGCTCTTTTAGATCCCGTATAAACATCAAGGAGCAAAGTTCCGCCCGCCGGGGCCGCCATAAAAGTAAATGGTGTGTTAAACATCTTAAGAGAAGTTTAGATTAGCATTACCGTAGTAGCCAGTAACTCCTGCTATGTAAACCAAAGAAACTGCGTCCGTTGCTCCGGCTGCGGTAGACAGAGTTGGAGGTGTTCCACCCGGCCAGTCAACATCTGATCCCCATGAAACCGTCTTGCCTCCTGTTCCTCCCTGAGTTACAAAGAGGGTGTAGACTGCCCCGTCGATCGGGTTAGACTTAGTTAATGTGGTGATGCTGGAAGTCAGAGTTAAAGTCTGGATGTTAGAGTTGTCCCAGTTCAAAGTTACTGAACCTCCAGTAGATCCAACTGCGTTAGTTAGAGATGCAGCCTGTCCAGTTGCTACAAGATGCTGAACAAATGCTGTGTTGGATCTGTCTGCTGTAACTGAAAGTCCCCCTAAGATAACTGTGTTGCAATAAGCAGAACCAATAATTCCGCAACGTCCTCCAAGAATAACATTATTACAAGAACTTGAACTGATTGTATGATTTGCTCCAGAATAAATTCCGCTGTATCCACTATTGCTATTTGTAATACATGATTGAACTGCTCCTATAATTACTGGAGAATATCCAGCTGAGCAAGATTCAATTGCTCCTCCTAAAAATCCGAAATAGTTCGCTCCACAAGTGAAAGAATTACCAGATCCTATAATAGTTGCATACCCATTGGTATTATTTACACAAGAATTATATGATCCGATAATAGAAGAACGGCTTCCTTGTAGAATGCAGTTTGTTAATCCTCCGATTATCGTATTATTTCCATCAGTAGAAGTAATTGAGTTGGTCGTGCAACCTCCGATGTTGATGTCAAATGGACCAGGTGCAGTTTTAGAATTACCTATTGCGATAGAACTTAATCCTGTAGAACAAGCTGCATTACCTATTGCTATTGCGCAAGCTGCAGTAGTAACAGCTACATCTCCTATTGCTATAGAATCTACTCCTGTTGCTCTGGAAGAATTACCAATCACAACTGAGTTGCAAGCTCCAGTTCCTCCGACAGAAGAATTTCCTAAGACTACCGTGCCGGTTGCTCCTGGGAATATCTTTGGTGTATTTCCAATTGCTATTGAACAAGCTGCTCCAACAGCAGTAGTAGCAGTTCCATCACCATTTCCTAAAGCGATAGAAGAGTTAGCGCAGTTACAAATACCATAACCAATAGCTATACCTTTGATTGCAGAAGATCCAACAACTGGTCCTATTGCAATTCCATAATCGCAACATGCTTTAGCATAGTTTCCTATTGCAAGTCCTGAATCAGAACCACAAGCAAGAGAATTTTGTCCAAGTGCAATGTTTCCTGGTCCAACTGCGCAAGCATAAGAACCGATTACAGTTGTTGATCTTGCAGGTAAACCTCCAACTTGTGAGTTAGAAATTGCTCCAGATCCAATTGCAATGTTTCCGTCATTATTTTGAACAGTAGAATTATATCCAATGGAGATAGAGGTATTACTTGTCGCTGTTGCTCCAACTGCTGTAGAAGCCAGAGAGTTAGTCTGGACAACTGTAATTGGAGATGCTGCTCCAGCTGCTGCAATGGTGATGTCGGTTCCGTCAGAGTTTAGAGCATGCAGGGCCTTATCGGTTCCAGCATAGAGAGTTACTACTCCGACTGCCGGGGTTGCTGGTGCTGTCGCAGTAGAGATATTGACTTGTCCGCCCGTTTGGCCGACGTTGATTATTGCATTTGGCATGTTTATGGATTATTTTGCGTTAAGAAGAAGTTGGTATTGATGGTTAGTGTTCCCCCGTTGTTGATGGTGATAGGATCACAGTCTGTGGTGGTGTCGACTGAAACAACATAGGTCTGCCCATTGACAATGGTACACGGGAAAGTCGGAACTGGAGCTGGTCCAGAACCAAAGATGCTTTCGCCTATGATTAGTCCAATGATGTTTAACATAGCTTAATATAGAGCGTAGGCTGTTCCTGCAGAAACAGAAGTAACATTGGTAATTCTAATCGGCTGGTAGCCGGCGGGAAGTCCCATTGTTAAAGTTTGTCCACCTGCAGTGGTTAAGGTTAGAGTTGCTGCGTCAGTAAGCAGAAGAGCAAACTGCCCAACGCCTGCGAGAGTTCCCGAAGTAGCTCCTGGGGTTAGTTGAACGATGTTCTGTGCAGTAGCAATTTGTAAAGCCTGAGCGACTGCTTGGTCGTAGGAGGAGGAGTCCCAAGTGGTTAGTGAATCTGGGTTTAAGATAGCCATTATTTGTTGTTATTTGAATTTTTTAAGGTTGAGAATAAAAGATGATGTTTGATAAATTTTCGTTGTCTGATATGTAAGGAACGAATTCAACTTCAGGAGGGGTAAAGGGATTAAAATACATCTGGCCTTGATCCTGCAAATCACCAGTAGCTGGGTCTAGAGAAGGCGCGTCCATGTTCCATAACTTATAGGTAAAGTTGCCCGGGGGGAATAAGTAGATAATCCCATTGGCCGGGTCGTCTACATCTACAGACGGAACATCTATTTGTAATTTAACGTATCTTGTATTTCTGGTGATAATATCAGGAATAACATAATACCATTCTTTTGTATAAGTGCTTTGAAATCCTATTAGAAAATAATCCCCATAGGTAATCTCTGATGTTGAAATTGTATCAACATAAAAAACTAGGTTGTTTATTTGTCCAGCAGTAATATTTAGCATCTTATTTATAAGTATGAAAGTGAAGAAAACTGACACAACAAGCCCCAGAAAAATTAATTTCCGGGGCCGCCGTTTAAAAAGATGGGGTTAAGCGTTTACGAAAGACGTGCCGGTTAGAGCAGCCAGGGTTGAAACCTGGAAAGCCATCTGTGGCTCCATTGCTTGAAGAACGAAAGAATATTGTGTAGCGTCTCCAGGGGCTGTACCAGTAGTGGTAGTTCCTGTTGAAATTACGCAACCTCTTGTTGCTCCGACTAGCCAGTATAGGCCGTTGTTGTCTTCGAATACAACTTTAGATGCTCTGTTATAAGCAAGTAGTTGAATTTGTGCCCTCTTAGCCGAGGAAAGATGCTGAACTGGGATAGTTACTTCTTGAGTAAAGAAAGCGGTTCCATTTGTGTTGGAGATGTTAAAAGTCTCAGTAAATGAAGCTACGTCTTTTGCTACTTCGATTTGGTAAAATGTTCCAGTTGCACCAGCCAAGGAAGTAATTCCTGCAGTTGCACCAGCGGTGATTGTACCTGACTCGAAGTCAGAAGAAACCCACAGTGTTTTAATGCCGCCGATTGCGTCTAGACAATCTAGGGCTATAGCTGCTGTTAAATTACATGTAGTTGACATTGGTTTCTATTGATTTTGTTTTTTGGTTGTAAAATCTTAAGGGCCTTTTTACAGGCCCCGTCGATTAAAATTAGACTGTAGATACGAACTGAGAAGCGTAAACTGCTGTTCCCATTCTGAAAGCAGCAAGTACGTTGACGATGTCCTGCGAAGGATCATAGTACATTTTTAGCTTATCTGCATCATCAAGTAGTCCCGTTCCAAAGAAGATATATTTTTTCGGCCCGAGGATGATGTGAGTGTTGCTGGTAAGACCTGGAGCAGCAAATATTGTTGCGTTAGTTCCTGGCCAGATAAATGAAGATGGAGCATCTCCAGTTACATTCATGATGTTAGGATATTGGGTAAGTAAAGAATTACCTTGAGCCAATAAAGATTGAACTGCAATCTGGTAGTTGGTATAAGACATATACATTACTAGATCTCTTTCCTGCTTAAGTGCATTTGGAAGTTTGTTAATAATTCCCCAGATAGAAGTAAAAGCAGTTCCGACTGCCAAAGGAAGTGTAATACCAGTACCTGTTCCGCCGATACATCCGTTAGCTACGGTTGCCTGTGCAAGAAGACCGTCCAAAGAACCGCCGTCTCCAGCCCAGATAGTATTTTCAACATAAGCTGAAATGTTATCTACTTTGTTGTTAGCAATAAGTTGTTCGAAAGGAACTGACTCAAGATAAGCAGTTGGGCTTAACTGAGAAGATAACCAGTACTGACGCAAGTCTTCTGGACATAGTTGCTCCTTCAGCATTTTTGTTTGTACTACAAGATCAATTTGATCGAATACAGTTGAGTTTCCTGTAGCACCACCTGGACCTACGGTTGAAGCATTAAAGCCACACGCGTAGTCTATGATGTAAGGATTAGAGTTTAGCAAGTTAATTGCAGAAGTTCCAGCGGTTTTACCTGCTTGAACTGTTAAGAATTGTACAGAATAAGGCTTCAATAAAGCGGCGCTTATTAGGTCTGTTGAAAGCTGATCAGTATAAACTGATAAGCCGGTTAAATCAAATGACATAGTGTTAGAGTTTTATTTTTTTAGAATCTTTTGTTGGGTTTCAAAGATGACTTTAAAGACTTAAGGTGATCAAGTCTTGCATCTAATGCGTTTTCTTTCTCGCTTGCTGGGTTAGCATTAAAGGTAGAAATTTTAGTTGTTGCTGGAGTAGCAGACATTTTCTCCATTTTACTTTTGTAGGAAGCCATTTCTTCTTTAACGATTGCAACTTCTTTAGCAACGTCTTCGATTGCTGCCATACATTGCATGATCATTTTTTCCATTTTTGTTTCCATAATGTCTCCTTCAGTTTTTACGGGCTCTTCAGCCATTTTCTTTTCTTCTTCTGCTGCTGCTTCGATTTCAACCTCGACCTTTGGCTCTGGTTTTTCTACTGCAGTGATTGTTCCTTCTGCGTCTACAGTTACTTTAGTTCCGTCTTCAGTGGTGTGAATACCTTCTGGTGCTGGGCCTTTCTCGCCAGTTTCGGATACAACGAATATCTTCTTTCCTGGTTCGAAAGCTTCCGCTTCCACTCTGGTTACTCCATCTTCCAACATAGCTTCAGCCATTTTGTAGTCCACTCCAAGTGCAATCCTGATTTGGTTTAATTTTTCTTGATAAAAATTCATGGTTAAACTTATTTTTTAATTTGGGTTATGCCTCTAAGTATGAAAAGAATAGCGATTGACATTTCTTAAATAGACTTAAGAATTTTTACAACTCTGTCGTAAATTTCTCTGTCTTTTCTATACTCGGCGTAATCTTCTTTGGACATAAAATTTCCTTCGATAGAAAAGCCGTTTAATTCTCCTGCTTTAATTTTTTTCCACACTGCTGGATCTTGCACTCTCATTGCAACCATCCAGGTTCCGATAGGAACGTCCATTCCGTATTTAGTGTTGGCTTTATCGTCTTCGGTTTCTACAATCCAAGATTCTTTAACGTAAGAACCTGCAGGGTCTTCTCCCTTGTGTTGAACGTTAGTTTGGTCGTTGCGTAATTCTCTCATAAACTTTTCTGCAACTTTAGCGATAGTTTCTTTAGAAAATCTAACATTATAGGCTTCTTTAGTGTCCGGGTCCATTCTGGGAATAACAATATCTGGTATCATTGCAGGCCCGATTACAATTCGTTGTTCTTCTGAAGCGAAAAATAACTTAGCCATTTTTTCTTTGGAAACATACCCGTCGAGTTCCGGGTGATACCCGATATAAACTAATTTTCCAGAGTCGGTAATTTTTTCCCCGTCTATTTTAACCTCGGCTGGCTCAATATTGTCCGGGGTTTCAAACCAGTATTCAACATTATAACCACCTTCTGGCATAAGTTCAACTATAAGGCCCCGGTCATAATCTTTATCCTCGGCTTGTAAAACAACCTTCTGGCCCCGGGGTAAAGGTATACCCTGGAGTGCGTATTGGTCTTTTTTCTTCTTAGGTGTTTCGTCCACATATACGGGTAAAGCAGAAACATCAATAGACATTTCTTCTTTTCTGATTTGTTTTAATTTCTTCTCAGCCCAAGATACCCCAGCCTCTCCGCCCCAAGCATCCCACATAAGTCCGCCGCAACCTTCGCCGTAAGGTGTATCTGAATTTTGTCTGTGTCTCTGAAATGCAGACATTCTTGCGATTGTGTCTTCAGAAATAGGTTCTTTATTTGCCAGTTGATTAGCACGGGCCTTACCCGGTCCCATTCCGCAGTCGCCCCAGCCATTTTCTTCTACCCATTTAAGAGCCCGCTTTGCGTTATTAACCGCTGCTTCTGGATAATCTGTATAAGTCGCTGCGAACTTTTGTGCTTTACTTTCTACTGGAATGCAGTTAGGTACTCCGCCTTCTTTTAACCCATAAGGTTCGTAGCCCTCCCAGCACGGATTAGGTTCAATATCCATTTTTTCTCTATAAGTAGAATAACAGATAGCAGCCGCTTGGTCCATTTCATAACCTTCGTCCCCAACTAATTTTGCTATACAGCGGGGGATAAATTCATCTTCTGATTCTCCAGAAGCGGGTTCAACGAATACCTCTTTTTTAAAAGCCATCCAGTTCTTTTCGATTGCTGGGACATCTACTAGAGCAATCGAAGAAGCGCCCGACTGTTCTAATTCTTCTATAATTTCTAGGTCTATTATATTTTCCATTTGTTATTAAGTATGTTTTTATTATAATCTGGCAAGAGCGTTAAGTCTTGAATTTGCTTCTTGTTGGGAAGTCATATCGGTTGCAACAACGTAAGTTTTTATAATCGGTGTTTGAGCTGCAGTAGCAACTTGTGGGCCCGGGGTATTTCCTAGAGAATTAATCGATTCTAATAAGGGAAGGAAATTAGCAGTTGATCTTCTATTCATAACGAATTCTCCGCCTTCTAGTTCTCCCATTGTTGTTCTAACCCCGCCTAGGTCATGAGAAGGGCCTAGCAGAAGCCCACCTTCTGCGTAAGTAGATGGGGTTTCTTTTACTGGAGCTGTTCTAATTGCCCCCGGAACATACTTTGCATTAGAAATTGCTGATAATTGTACTCCCGTTGTAGCAACAGAAAGTGCAAGAAATATAGCAGCTAGAGCAGGTCCACCTATTTCCATTCCCTGTGCAAACGCCTGAACTCCGGCTTGGATACCTGCTATAGAAGTTTTAGCATACTGGAAAGTCTTATCTTTTTCGAAATACTCTGCTTTAATTTCTTCCTGCTTAGCTGCGTTATCTCCTACTGCTGCAAGTTCTGCAGACATTCTTGATTTAGTTAAAGACGACAGAGCATCTGTTAATTGATTAGCAGACGAAATTGCGAAATCGAAACTCTGTTGACGCTGAGATTTTTCGAATTCCTCCTCGTCAAGAGCTATCTGTCTTTTCTTCGCTGAAATCTCTTCGTCTATTTCAATTGTGCTTTTTCCGAATTGAATTGCATCTCTTCTCTTTCTACCGAGCGCATCTAAATCTAATTGATCTTGAGCTTCCTTAAATTCTCTTCCTTTAAGGGTAGAATTGTTAAGATCAGTTTGTTCTTGACTGTAGAATTTTTGAGTTCTTTGACCTGCTTTTGTATACTTTTCCTCCTGAGTTTTAAGAAATTCTTCTGTAGCTTTTTTGTTTGCTTCTTCTACTTCTTTATTACCTTTTTCAGTTAAATCTAAAATTGTATTGTTATAAGCAATTAAAAGAGTTTCTGCTTCTACCCGATATCTTTCTCTGATACTTTTTTTAGCTTTCTCGGATAAGTTTTCTTGTTGAAGTTCTTTTGTTTTCGCTTCTTCTAGTCTGGCAAGGTCGTTTTCGTATTTAACTTTAGCCTTGTCCTGCTCATCTCTAGTTGCTGTCTCTATTTGTTTTCTTTTAGCTTCGTTTAAAGCATTTAAAGCATCTAATTCATTTTTTGCAATGTCTTGTCTTCTTTTTGTATCTTCTTCCTGCTTCTTAAGAATTTCTGCTGCTATTTTTTCTTCTGTTGCTATTTTATCGATACCTCTTTGGTTCTCTAAATCATAAAGTTTTTGATTAAAAGCATCGACTTTTGCTGCATATTCGTCTTCGAAATCTTGAGCTGCTTTAATTAAATCTTTACCTTCTTTCTTAGCTGCATTTAGTGCTATTTTTCTTCTTTGCTCTTTTTGATTTTTTAGAGTTTCGAATTGAACAATAACAAGTCTCGATTCTTCCAGAGAAGCTTCTTCTCTGATATCTGCAATTTCCTTTATTGACTTTTTATCTCTCTCTGCTTCTGCAACTCTTAAATCTGTTGCTCTTTTGTTTTCAGCAGAAGAATTTTTTATTTGATTTTCTAATTTTTCGTAAGACTTTGTAAGGTCGTCTATTGTTTCTTTATTTTTCTTTTCTTGTTTAGCTGCTTGGTCGAAAGAATCTACTAAAACCATAACAGCTGCACTAATTCCTAAGATTAAAAGTCCAACCCCGCTTGAACCAATTGCTGCTTTTATACCATTAAAAGTATCAACTGCAACATTCTTTAAAGTCCCAAAGGCCCGGCCTACGTCTTCTAAGGCTGCTAACCCTTGGGTTAAGGCTAGAGCCGACTGAACTTTAACTAAAGTCTTTTGTAAATCTTCTGACTCAGAACCAAGTAGACCCATTGCTCCTTGAACAACTGCAAATCCTCCCGCAACACCTTGAATTGCTTTTCCTATTGCTTGGAATTTACCAGCACCAGTAAATGCAGAGACTGCATCATTTGCGTCGTCTACTTGGTCTTTTAATTCTGCTGCCTTTTGGGCTGCTGCTGCAACTTGAGGCGAGGCTTCTCCGAAGAGAGAAACCATCTTTTGGACTTCCATGTTTGCCTCTTTTAACTGAGAGCGGAGAGACTGGAAGCCTACTATTTCAATTTCTATTTGTTCTGCCATGTGTGTTTAGTATGTTATGTTAACGTATGCTGTGTAAGTATTTAAAACGTTTACCGCTGCTGGAAATGTTGCTGAGATGGGCTGGTAAGTTCCTGATCTGCTTGCAGTCGCCCCGGTTATTCCGTTAGTTGCCAGGGAGATTAACTGGGATGCTGCAGTTGCCCCGGGAGTTAAAGACGAAGAAAGAGAAACTCTTACCCCGAAATTAGCAGGAAGATTTGGCCACAAAATATAAAAATCCTGATTACCAGAAACGGTATAGTTATTTAATTCTATGTAAGTTCCCGCAGTTCCACCAGTTGCACCTAATACAGATACCGTTGTTGTAGTCAAAGGTGGGGTATTTGAAGCAACTATATGCAGTTCTAATTGTGTTCCGGTTGTTCCGCAAGGTCCTAGGTCCTGAACTGAAAAACCCGTAGGAAGAGGATTAATAAGGGGAAAAAGAGCACATAATTGAGCCCCGCAAGCTAAAGGTAAAACGGAAATTGTTTGTAAGTTATTATTACAATCTACATAAGTATAAGCATCAGTTTCCGATAGAGGATTATTATTACAAATTGTTAAAGTTCTACAATTACCTGAAGTTGCCCCGGTTGCACCTAAAGGAATTGGTCCCGGAATTGCTATTGGAGGAACTTTAACTAATTCTACTTCTACCAGATCAGTTTGTCCAACTGTGTAATTGCTAATTTTATAAATAAAGAACCAACTGTCTTTAATCCAGATACGGTCGTTGAATGCTAGTTCTACTATGTCGCCTGGATCTAATCTTAGGGTTAAATTTACCTTTCTGTTAAACGGGTCATAAAGCCAATTAACATAGTCGGCCCAATACTTTGTGTATAGATCCTGAGAAGTCTGTCCGACATAAGTAGCATTTGGAGACCAAGTTTGTGTCTTAGATAAGAAATTTAAGTTGATTGTCGTAAACAAATCTGGCTCCCAAGAAGAGTAAGGAGAAACTAAAGGGTAAGACGCCTGTGCTTGGCCAGAGCCCCCTCCGTCTGGCAAGTCATATAAATACCAAGGTATAGGATTAAGTTGGAGCCCGTTATAGTGGTAAACACGGGGCCTGGGTACTATAGGCTGTATCTGAGCAGAGTTTGGTTGATCTGGATCTCCCGGTTGCAGTCTTCCTAAAGTAGGAAACACCCAGTCTGGGTATTGAGTAGCACCTTTAGAAGGTATAGACTGGAGAGGGTTTGCACCGAACCCAACACTAATTTCTTGCTCGTCCCTAATAATTTTAATCCCAGAATCGAACTGGCGATACCAGTAGTCTGCTTTATTCTGGTCTTGGTATTGGTTGTTTAGCCAATCCTCGTCTTCTTGTGCTCCGAATTTTAGAATTCTCTGCTGTTCTGCGAAGACCGGCGAAGAAACCATTTCAGAAGATCCGTCATAAAGTTTTGTCCAGTCCCGAATTTCCCCTGCAACAGCCCAATCAATCCAGGGTTCTATTACAAAAGATTTTTCAACCACACGGGAAGGTTCGAACACTAGGTTGAACATACGGACTAAAGATCTAACAAAATCTATTTTTTTAAGAATTGTTTCGTCGGGGAAGAAAGAAGAAACTACAACTGTGTTAGGTCCCGTAAGACACTGGAACGAAGTGTTATAAAAAATTGCATTAGAATTACTAAATGATGTTTGTTCTATTCTTACCGATATTACATCGCCTTTTAATAAAGCAGTACTACCAGGAACCCAAGACCAAATTAATTCTGCAGTATTAGCAGTCGTAAGTACTCCTGAGTTATAATAAACAATATCGTTTTTATAAACTTTAACAATAAAGGCTGCATTACCACCAAAAGGAACCCTTACTTTTCCTGCTACAGAAAAGGTGTAATTACCATCTGCTGGTGCAGTCCAACTACCAGTTCTTAAAGAAAAAGCCTGGTTAACGTCGTTGTCTATTGTGTCCCACGGAACTACTCTTTCCTGTGGAACTGTTACAGAAAAAGGTAAAGATGTTGCCTGACAAGTTCCCGCTGCTTTTAAAAAATAAGGTCTTGCTAAAGAATCAGAAACAAAATAAAGAGATTGGAAATAATCAGTTTCTAAAAAAGCAGATGTATAAGTATAACCAGCGTCAGACATAATCTTATCGAACAACCATTTTAGTCTAACTGCTGGTTTTAGCTGTTCCAGTCTTAAGGCATGTCCTGCATTCTTGGTAAACGACTCTGCATAGTTATGGGACAGTGTGTTCTGCTCGGGAAGTTTAGTTGCATCCGAATAAGTGTATCCCCACTCGCATAGTGGGTAGAGCACATCTCCATTTAGAAGACCTGCAGTTGCACCTCCGGTTGCCGCCCAAGATGCTGTGGTGTTTGCATAAGATAAAACGTGATTTAGCGAAGAAGCATCAATTGTGTTCATTCCACCTTCTCCGATACCAGTAGCAAGATTAGAGGTATCTCCTAAGAAATAAACTTCGTATTCTATTGAACCTAGCAGTTCATTAGTATAAACTGCAACTAAATTTAGATTGCCCAGGGAAAGTAGTGTTCCATCAGATAAAATCCAAGCCTGTGCTGCCGCTGCGGGGTTAAAAGAGGCCCCGTTAACTGAATAAACATCATTAAAAAATTGGGTATTTGGTCCAATACCGGGAAGTCTAAAGGTCTGGGTAAAGAAAGAAGACGGGGTAAAGGGGTTAATCTCCGCCACGGACAGGTTCATTTTGATGGGTGAACCCTCGGATAATTGGAGAAGAACGGTTTCCCCGTCCGGATTAATTGCGTATAGTTGAACTTTAGACATATTAGTAGCCTTGTGTATTATCTGGTAGTGCTTCTACGAAGGAAACAAAGTATTGAAATAAATTTTCTCTGCGTATAGTTTGAACTGAATATTCTGCATCTTGGATTACGACTGCAACTGGTTGTGTGCGGTCTGGAAGATAAGCTATGACAGAAGGTGAAGCGAACATTTCTCTTAACCAAGCAGATTGTTCTTCCGTTAACCAGTCCGTTGAAGCAGTCCAGGTATTATTTAAGTCCGCTCTATAAACCGTAGTTCCGAAACGAGCAGGCTGGTTATCTTGAACTGAGTAAGTTGCTGCAGACCAATAAGCGGGAAGTTTAAATAAAGTAGAACGAGATGCATTTTGAACGAAGGTATTTCTTTTAATGAAGGTATACCAGTCTCTACCGCCTAAGGGGTTAATCCAGGTAAAGCGGATAGGTTGAAAGCCCCAACAGTTTATATCGTCTATATTTAAACAGATACTTTCTGATAGAGCCGTTGCTCCTATACCGCAAGTTCCATATGTGTCGTATGGATACAAAGCCAAGCACATCTTGTCGAAGGGCTCAGTTAAAGATGCGGTTATATTCCATTCCTGGATACATTCTAAAACTACAGTTGAAGGATAACCAGTAGGCCCGATAAACGGTTCATTAAATTGTCCCGCCGTAGTTATTTGAAATCTAACACCTAGTGCGTAATATTGTTTTGTTGTTGTGCCGTTAAAAGTGTAATAAGTAAAACTGGTGGGCTCTTCTATTTCTGAAAAATCCCCTAACTTCTCCCAGTTTGCTCCAGTGGTTAAAGTCGGTGAAGTTGTGCCCCAGAGTTGTAGAGTTGGAAAATCTGTTCCCCATGCATTAGAAGAAGACATTTCGATATTTAAAACAGAACCAGTTGCTGCTACCATTGCCCTATAAGCAATCTCAGTAGAACCAGTTGCTCCGAAATCACAAGTTAGCCAGGTGTCGTCGAAAGAACCTATTTGAATTCCAGAAACCGGTGGGGTAAGCCCCGTAGAAATCTGACTAGGAAAAGTATCTACTGTTGGGACATAAAGGCCGAACTGCCAGTTAGGTCCGAAAATTTCCTGCTTACCTCTCGTGTAAGTAAAAGCCTGTCCTGGATTAATTTTAAAGGACTCGAGATAATTTTCCGGGCCGGATGCTCCCGTTGCTGGTGAAGGTGCAACGGAACAAGAAGGCCAGATACCCCCGTTAGCAATCGTGTTATAAAAAGTAGAAGAACCAACAGATGCTCCGTTGTTATAAAAATCCACCACCATCGCATAAGGAAAAATCTGTGGGCCGGTTGCTGCTTCGAAATTACGGTTTAACCAGGTTAAAGTAAAATCTTCGTCCGAGCGGATTGTCTGTGGCGAGTCAGGGCAAGTAGTTAAAAATTTACCTCCGGTATCATTTACCTGACCTAGAGCCATTTCGAATTGTAATGCAAGTTCCCCTCCGGTAGCCAGCCAGGTATAATAAGGTTCTGGGTTCTGTGCAGCCGCCCAGCCGATTACTGGGGTGGTTGCATCAGGACAAGGTCTAAAGTTTGCATCTGCGTATAGACCATATGCTGGTTCTCCCACGTTGCCTAGCCCATCGTAGATAACCGAGTTGCCGTCTATTGTGGTTGCGTATTCTTCTCCCGCTAAAATATAAACATCAGCAGCCAGAAAATCCCCCATATAAAAAGGATTAGTAGACAACATAGGAAGATTAGACGGAATATCGAGCTGGGCCGCAACAAGTGCGTTAACGTCTATTAGACCTTTACCTTTAGGGTTAGGCGGGGTCTTAAATCTTACTTTAGGGTTATTGTCGATATAAACGTCGAATACGTATCTGAATTTAAACTCAGTCGTCTTATCCGACTCGATCATCCAGATGATTGGATTATAAGCTGCGGACCAAAGCGGGGGTGATTGAAGGGTGTTAGTAATTGCCATTATCTTACTTTATGCTTAGTTTGTTTTTGAATTTCGAGATTGCGTTTTGTAATCTCGTTTTTTCTGTGGGCAAGCCAATTGAATGCTTGGCGAACTTTGAGCTGCGCTGCTTCTGAAACTCTGAGAGGGTCATCTCCAGAAAGGGTATTGAGTAATCCCCACCAAGATCTAGCCGTGTTAGGGACTGTAGGCGCTCCCGGTCTTCTTGGGACATCCAGTTCATCTTCTCGCTCCCGGACAAATAATCCAGCGTATTCTTTAAAGAGGAGTGTGCGGACTGCAAAAAAAAAGCATTAGCAGAACGGATAGCAGATACGGGAAGATCTAAAAATTCCTGAGCTCTTTCTGCGGTCTTAGTTGTGTCGTAATCTTCTAGCAGAATAAAATCTCCCTTCTGTTTTACGACTGGGCGGTAAAGAATTGCAGCGGCTTCGTGCATTCTAGACTGTGAATCTTTAGAGGAAAAGAAAACTTCTAAGTCGGCGAATTCACCTACTGTTAAATCTTCCACTTTAGGAAGCCCGTATTTTACGTTGTTGAATTCTATGATGGGCTGGATAACGTCTGTGTTTCCTTTTAAGGCGTCTATCTTTAGCAGGGCTTCTTCCCAGATAAGTAGCCAGTCCTGGAATTTCAATTTCTTGAGAAGTTCGACTGGACAGCCGGTTAAAACTTCTACAATCTGGAATTCTTTATTCTTGTCCTCTGTTGCTAGGATTGCCTGCAATTCATAGTATCTTCTAATTGTTATGTCCTCGAAGAAGTAGTTCTGGTCTTGTATTTTAAAAGTTGGTCTCATTTTTTATTTGTTATTGCCTTTGCTATTTGTTTAACGGTTTCTTTTGCTATTAATTTACTAATCTGTTGCAGGGTTGCTTTATCTAAGTGGGTCCAATACCTGGGCCTTATGCCTTTTTTACCTGGGCCTGGTTTAGGGTTCCATTTTTTAGTTGGTTGGGAGCCTTTATAGTAAGGTCTCGTTCCTTCGTCGGTAAACTTCCCGTATTCTAAGTAGGAAGACTTAAACTGAACGCCCCGGTCATTTTGGTAAACTTTAACATCTATAGATGCTTTTAGTGCCCCGCCCGGTTTTTTCCTTGTACCCTTAGCCACTGGAACTTGGAATTTAAGTCTGTTCTTAATTAAAGTTTCAACCTTCTTAAAAATTCCATCTAGCTTTACGTCCGCCATTAGAATGCTGCTTCACATAAGTTAAACGGCGAATTGATTTGCACATCGAAAATTGCCGCCCATCCCGCAAGATTGTTATTATAAGATTCAACGAACGGGGTTATGCTGGTAATCGGGGTCATAATCTCGTAAGGAACATCGGAATAAGGGGACATAATCACCTTAGAAAAGATGTCCTGCATAATCATCAGGGTATCGTTGTGGATATTTACCTGGAGATCTTCTTCGTTCTGGGCTATATCGGCCACGACAAAAGTAAAAGTTAAAACAAATTTACCAAAGCGGTCCATCTCTGCATTCTCTGGGACTAGGAAACAGAAGGGGTATCTTTGAAAAGTCTCGATGTCGGTTTGCATGTCAACGTCGCTGGGCTGCCCTACTTGAAAATGCTTTACGCTTAGATGCGAAAGACAAAGTTCGCCGAAAGTCTCGACGAACTGTTTATAGGTTGTGGGATTGAATACTGCTGTCATATGTTTATAAGTATGAATTACTCATTTTCTGCCGGGGGAATTTCATCCACGAATTCTAAAATCCAATTTCCGAATATCGTATGTTTTTTCTTTTTCCAATAAGCGAATTTCATATTGGAAATTCCCAGAAATTCCAGGGCGTCTACTAGTGCATCGAAGTTAAGAATTATTCCTTCTTCTTTGCAGGTAAGTTTAATTGGGCGGGCTCGAAACCTCCGGGTATTCTCAGAGGGGGTTGCCCATCTTAAATTTTCCACCCGGTTATCTGAGCGGTCGTTGTTAATGTGGTCCACTTCTTTTTTATTCTCTGGATTAGGAATAAAGGTTTGCGCTACTATTCTGTGGCAAGAGAGAGTTAAAGACCTTCTTTCGAATTCACCCCGGAAAGACAGGGTGGTAGATGAATACCCAGTCCTGCTATTTACAAAGGTCTTACAGGGCCTTCCCGCCCATGTTCCGCTTCCGGGCGTTGTCCGTCTGAAATTTCCTTCTGAACTAACTTCATAGTCGGGCCAGTCGGCGATTGTTCTCCATTCTTCGTTAGTCGTTATCTTCGTCGCTTGTGTCATAGTCTTCTTGTTTTAATCCTGTTATTTTTTCCCACATATTATTCTGTCTTCTCATAGTAAAGACGAGGGCGGCTATTACATCCGTAATACTCGATTCTTGAACTACACTATAGTGGTTCTCGTTTAAGTCCGAAACTTGAATTCCTAGAAAGGCAATACTTTCTGCAATTCTTTCCGCGTTCTCGTTGGAGTGGGTGAGAGAGGCCTCCAGGCCCATCAGGGTAAAGTTTAACCCTTCTATTCTTTCCGCCAGGAAGTCTATAGAGTCGGTAAGGATTGTATCATCGTAGATAAAGTCCTGGGGGGAATAAAATTCCTTTTTAGTGTTGGGGATTGAACCCAGTTTTTTGCGCCGATTGGTGGCTTTGACGCCCGCGGCAATTTTAGCTTTTACCTCTGGGGTAAGGGGTTTTCTTTTAGGCCCCTGGGGGTTATTTTTTCTTGGCATAACTTTTTTAAAATAAATTTCTTTTGTGGTGAATTCGTTTAACGTCTTTGACGGTATTTAAGGGCTCGCCTAGGGCGAATTTTAGATTACGTTCCAGGTCTTCTACCTGAATCATGAGGGCGATAACGTGGGACGGCTTACGGGCGAGTTCCAGTTGTTGTTTACGGAATTTAATTTCGTCCCGTAATTCTTGGATTAGTGGTGGGGTTAGCATAACTTTTTTTTTATTATTATATATATTATATACAAATATACGGGGTAAATTTCGGCCTACCCCGTAATATTAGCGTAATTTTTTATAAATAAGTATTATTATTTCCCCAACATACCCTGAGGGGGAATATCCCAGAACCCATCGGGGCGTAGTGGTCCATCAAGTAGGCCTCTAAGTCCTCCCGGTATAAAATCCCCGGGGTCTCGGTAAATTCAGACGGAAACATTTTAGTTTCGTACCGGTCGGCCCCGTTTTCTAAATCTAATAAATCGTAATAAGGGCTAATTTCGTAGGCGCCGGGCCCGTTTGGGGAATGAAGATACAATTTTACTTCGAAAAGGTAATTTTTTTCGTCCGCAAAGGCGATAGTTAAATCTGTGTACTTGTAAGGGTCGGGGGTGTCCCACTGTCTTACCATTAATTGACGGTTCGTTTTCATCTTTTTTTTTTAAAATAAGGGGGCTTTCGCCCCCGTGGGGGTTAATTTAAAACTTCTTTTTGTAATTTAGAGGTGATTTTTTCGTATTTTAACCTGAGGAAATTTGTTAATCCCGGATACGGGCGGGTGACATAGGCGTCTAAACCGGGGAGTAATTGGTTGTCCGACATAAAATTCCAGGACATAAATTCCGTAAATTCCTCCGTTGTACCATATAAGTCTATGGCTACCCAACAATTGTCGGTCGGACTGGGGTTCTCAGTATCCGGTGGGGTGGTTAAATCCTCTCTTTGAAAAGAGCGGCTAATTTCGAGGAAACTCCCGGTCTGGGAATTAAAAATTTCGATGGCGGTCTCTACCTGTTCGAGGCGGACACTGGCTGGGGTTAATTGGGTTTTTCGCATAATCTTTTTTTTTATTTATTTTATATATTATACCATAATATACGCTAAGTATTTCCCTTTACCCTTGTGAATAGCGTAATAATAGCGTAAAAGTTTTACGTCCAGGTCTCTTCCGGTGGGTTCATCCTCTTCCGGCCCGCAACGGCGTATCGTGGCCCACCTTTGAAGGAGTGGGTGGCATACCTCAGGGCGTCCATCAGGTGGTTGTAGGAGTCGATGGGCTTATCTGTCCCGGTCCGGTAGGCGTAGTTGTAATATTCCTCGATTAAATTCTCAGAAGACGGGTGGACAAATACCTCGTAGGTTCTTAGCCGGTCGATACCCGCCCTAATTGAGTCCGGGCCCTTTACGGCCGGGTTGCAATTTCTCCAGCCCAGCCTTCTCAGCGTCTCGATGGACTTAGGTTCAGCGGAGTCGGCGTAAATCGAGGCCGTCCTTGGAATTTTTAAACTGTCCATCTTAGCAGAGATGTCCTCGTTGGTGAGGCCCTGGGAATACATTAACTCTTCCACCCAAATCCTCTTACCCCTTTTATAAACTTTTACCAGTGCGGTGGGGTCGGCTGCGAAGCCCCAGTCCAGCCCGTAAACAATTTCCGCCTCTGGGTCCGGGGTAAACTCGAATCTCCAGTTCTTAAATACCTGTCCTTCCCCGATATCTTTCCACTGGCCTTCTATATGGTGGGCGTAGTAGTCTGGGTCGTACACACCAATGTCTTCCCACTCCTTTATCTTCTTAGGGTCCAGGTTGTCCGCGTTGTCTTTATAAGTGGTGTGGAGGTATCCGTGGTTGTGGGTCCACCTAGGGCTGGGCTGCCCATCGGGTAAGTAGAACCTTTTGTAGATCCAGTGGGACTTAGACGTCGGGTTGAATAGCAGGAATATTTTCCTGTCCGCGCCCTTCTGTCTAAATGAGTCGATTAGTTTAACATACTCCTCCTCAGAAGGTAATTCTGTAGCCTCATCTATAAGAAGGTGAGTTACACGGGCGAGTCCCTTACCCTTGGCCGTCACAGTTCCTTCTTGCAGCCTCATAGCGTGGGTGGTAATCATATTCTTAGAACCCACCGCTCTTATCTCCTCGCCCTTTATTAACAGGTATTGGGCTACCCCCCAGTCGTTAATTAAATCCACTATGTCCCTATAAATCGAGGACGATATAGACTTCTGGGTGTATCTGGTTATAACCCCGCGGAAGTACTCTGGGGATAAAAGCTTCATTAAGAAGTATGCAGCCGCCTGGGTGGACTTCCCGGATGCACGGCCGCCCGAGATAATCCAATACGTCTTGTCGTTGTCCTGGAAGACTGGGCCGAACCACTCTAAGAACTTAAAACTCTTGGTCATCTGAGATATCAATGATTGGTCCTGGAAGCCCGGGGGAAATCCCACCCGGTAAGATAATCTGGACGGGCGAGAAGGTGTCAATCCCGATTAACGGGGACTCGATGTAGCCCCTTTCCTTCCCACGGGTCTTTAAGTAGAAGATTGTGGCCGCCGTGTTGCCCTCCCGGATCTGTTTGAACAGCTGGGACTCCACGAAGTCCAGGGTCACTGCCTGGATACCATCGACTGCCTCTTTAAAGGCCGGGTCGTCATTATAGTACTTATAGAACTGGCTCCGGGATATCCCAGCCTGCTTAACGGCCGAGGTGACTACGCCCAGACTTTGCTCCAGCGCCGCGAGCGCCCGCTCTTTACTCTGTTCTATTTTGTTCTCTACTGACATAGGGCTAGGAAGATTATGTTTGTTGGATTGGGCTATAATTATTGTTTAATTAGATGTAAGAACTCCTGCCTCGCCTTCTGGTCCTCTTTGAATACACCCAGCATCTTAGACGTTGTGGTGTGGGTATCGTGCTTCTTTACTCCCCTCATAGCCATGCATAGATGCTGGGCTGTTATAACAACGGCTACACCTTTAGCATTTAACTCTTTCATTAGCCTTTCTGCGACTTGGGTGGTTATTCTTTCTTGGTTCTGGAAAGCCCTAGCATATAAGTCCACACAACGGGCTAGTTTAGATAACCCGACTATCTTACCGTTGGGAATGTATGCAACGTGGGCGTGTCCGAAGAACGGTGCTAGGTGGTGTTCACATAGAGAGTAGAACGGAATGTTAGTTTGGATAATCATTTCATCTGTGCCCTCAGCGTCGAATGTCGTAAAATTAAACTCTTCTGGGTTAAGAAACTCTTTTAGAAACTTAATGTATCTTCTTGGTGTTTCTTTTAGCCCTTCTCTATTAGGGTTGTCGAAGTATTCTATTACTCTTAGCATATTCTCTTCTACTTCTTTGTGTCCTTCTTGCTCCCATGGAAATTGTATCCACTGTTGAACGGGCTCTTCCCTTTTGTCTATTAGTCCTATAAACGGTTTATCTGGAAAGAGTGCATTATATTTAGATTGGGTTGCGCCGGAGTCTATTAAATCATCTATAATTATGTCCGCCTCTTCTGGGCTGTCCACTGGGTTAAGCATTGCTGCTATGTATTGTCCACCTCTAGGTACTCCATAGTAGGTCTTTGTTCTGTCTAGAGGGAGGATAAGTTGCTTTATCTCTTCCCAGGTTATTTTTCTTTCTTGCATAGTGTTAAACTGCTCTTTTGGTATCGAATGCTATGATGTGGTCGCGGCCGGTCCAGCAGTATCCCATCTCGAGGGCCTTTTCAATTGATTTAGCATACTCGTGAATTAGAGTTTGGCGCGTATCTCCCGCCGGCATTAACCAGGTTTTTGTTTTAGGTATACCCATGTCTTCTCGGAAGGTCTCTATTTCACGTAGTGTGGTAGGAGCCCCATCCCAGACTGGTTTAAAATGATAATCCTTATGGAATAATAAGGTTTGTTTTATAGCGTCTAAATTTAACCGGTCCCTATTATGGGTTTGTATAAACTTCTCGTCCACTACATTTCCTTTGGGCGTTAGGATACCTAATTTAGGTATAGAGTTGGAAAACTTAGGCGATAATGAAATTAAATCTATAGGGTAATCTGTTTCTAGGAAGTGTGAACCTTCTGTCTCCATAGTAATAAAGATGTTCCTTTCCTGTGCGAAGTGGGTTAACTCGTTAACTAGTTCTGGGTGCATAGTTGGGGAGCCGCCGGTTAGCATCATTTCTGTGATGTGCGGGTGGGCGTCATACATGTCGATAATGTCCTGGAAGGTATATTTACCTTTTTCCGGGTGGATAGAAGTATACCA